TAGAATAGATGATGAATATGCAGATGAAATAGCATCTACACTAAACATGGCTATTGAAAAGATGCAAGATGGATATGCATCACAAGCTACGGGTTGGTTAAAAAGATTCAATAAAGAATGCAAACAAGCTCTCAAAGGAAAACCAACTAAATCAGCTTTTGAAGGTGTTAATGAAGGCAAATTAAATGAAGATGTATGGAAAAGCTTTTTAGGAGATGATTCAGCATTTAAGCTTCATATGGCAACTAATACAGAAAAAAGAAAATCTGTAAAGGCTAGAAAAACAGATAAAACATGGGATGATGGAGTACCCGTATTAAAATACATTGCAAGAGCTTCTAAAAAAGACTCACCTCTACCAAAGGGCAAGTTTAAGATTATAGAAGACAATAAACATGGATGGTGGTACTATCAAGTAGGAAATATTTGGTATGGTATAAGTCAAAAAGACTATGGTACACCTCCATTTGAATATTAAAATTAAGGAGAAAAAGTTATGAGTATATTAGGAAAAATATTTTCAGGAGGTGCAGCAGATCTAGTAAAAGGTATAGGTGGAGTAGTAGACAACCTACATACATCTAAAGCAGAAAAGCTAGCAGCTGAACAAAAAATACAAGAATTAGTTTCAAATTATGAAACACAGATGGAAGCAAATATAACAGATAGATGGAAAGCAGATATGAATTCTGATTCCTGGTTATCTAAAAACGTCAGACCACTAGTACTTATATTCCTAGTCGTATGTACTGTTCTTATGATATTTATAGATGCAGGCTCAATAAAGTTCGTAGTAGAAGAAAAATGGACAGACCTTTTACAATTAGTTCTAATTACAGTCATCGGTGCATATTTTGGTGGAAGAAGTTTCGAAAAGAGAACTAAGAAACAACAATAAAATTGTCCTAAAAATATATTTATATATATGAAGAAGACAAAGTCTATTAAAGTAATTATACGGGAAGAATACTTAAAGTGCGTCCAGGACCCTATATACTTTATGAAAAAGTATTGTCAAATTCAACACCCTACCCGAGGAAGAATACCGTTTAATCTATATACGTTTCAAGAGCGTTCATTAGAACAATTCCAAAATAACGATTATAATATTATATTAAAGTCTAGACAATTAGGTATATCAACAATATCTGCTGGATATTCTCTTTGGTTAATGCTTTTTCACCAAGATAAAAATGTTCTAGTAATAGCAACTAAACAAGACGTTGCAAAAAATCTTGTGACTAAGGTTAGAGAAATGCACGATTACCTACCGTCATGGTTAAAGGGAAACTGTACTGAAGATAATAAATTAAGTCTTAGATTTAAAAATGGATCACAAATAAAGGCGGTTTCTAGTTCTGGAGACGCTGGTAGATCGGAAGCACTATCACTACTTATAATAGATGAAGCAGCATTTATTGATAAAATTGAAGAAATATGGGCATCAGCACAACAAACACTTGCAACTGGTGGTAAATGTATAGCCCTTTCTACGCCAAATGGTGTTGGTAACTGGTTTCATAAAACCTGGGTAAAAGCAGAAGAAGGAACAAATAACTTTAATACCATAAGATTACATTGGTCAGTACACCCAGACAGAGAACAAGTTTGGAGAAATGAACAAGATGAATTACTTGGTCCTAAAATGGCCGCACAAGAGTGTGATTGTGATTTTGTTTCATCTGGTCATAACGTGGTTGATCCATCAATAATAGAATGGTATTCAAACACACATCAAATGGATCCACAAGAAACAAGAGGATTTGATGGGAATTGTTGGATTTGGGAACAACCAAACTATAGTAAAACATATATGGTCGTAGCTGACGTTGCAAGAGGTGATGGTAGTGACTTTTCTACCTTCCATGTGATTGATATTGAAACAGTAACTCAGGTAGCAGAATACAGAGGACAATTATCACCTAAAGACTTTGGTAATATGTTGGTTAACATAGCAACAGAATATAATGACGCTTTATTAGTTATTGAAAATGCAAGTGTAGGTTTTGGATCAATACAAAGTGCAATTGATAGAGAATATAAGAACTTATATTATACATATAAACAAGATGGTGTAGTAGACGCAACTACACAATTAACCCGAGGATATGACTTAAAAGATAAATCACAAATGACACCTGGATTTACCACTTCTTCAAAAACTAGGCCACTTTTAATTTCTAAACTTGATATTTATTTAAGAGAAAAAGACTGCATTGTAAGATCAAAAAGGCTATTAGAAGAATTACGAGTTTTTATTTGGAATGGTAGTAAAGCAGAGGCACAAAGAGGATATAACGATGATTTAGTTATGGCTTTTTCAATAGCAATGTGGGTTAGAGATACAGCGTTAAAATTAAAACAACAAGGAATAGAATTAGATAAATTAGCTATAAGCAGAATTGGAAAATCCAATCAAGGCGTATATACTAATAATACAGCAACAAATAATCCTTGGAAAATGAAAACAACACGTAATGATGAAGAAGATTTACGATGGTTGTTATAAGGTTATAAAAGGGAAAAACTATGGCAGATAAAACATTTTTTGGAAGACTAAAAAAATTATTTTCAACTGGAGCAGTTGTAAGGCGGGTAGGTGATAAAGACCTACGTGTAGTAGACACCGCTAGACTTCAGTCAGCTGGAAATCTTGCATCAAATACACTAATTGATAGATATAATAGATTACACCATTCAAATTTGGCTAATTCTGTTTATAATCCTACTCAAGCATTTGCCCAAATGAGAAACGAGCTATTTACAGACTATGAAGCTATGGATACAGATTCAATAATTTCTTCTGCACTAGATATATATGCAGACGAATCAACTATGAAAAATGAATTTGGAGATATACTAACAATAAATAGTGAAAAACAAGAAATACAAGAAATATTGCATAATTTATATTATGATGTATTAAATGTAGAATTTAATTTATGGCCATGGATAAGAAATATATGTAAGTATGGAGACTTTTATCTTAAATTAGATATTTTAGAAAAAGTAGGAGTAACTGGTGTATCTCCGATATCTGCATATGAAGTACAAAGAGAAGAAGGAATAGATCCACAGAGACCAGAATATGTTAGATTTTTACATGACCCTAGTTTTGCGGGAGCAAATGGTTCAAATGTAAATTCAACTAGTAAAACATATTATGAAAATTATGAAGTAGCCCATTTTAGAATGTTAAATGATACTAACTGGTTACCCTATGGTAAATCAATAGTTGAATCAGGTAGAAAAACTTGGAAACAATTAACACTTATGGAAGATGCAATGATGATCCACAGGATTATGCGAGCTCCAGAAAAAAGGGTATTTAATATTGATATAGGTAATATACCACCAAGTGAAGTTGATGGCTATATGCAAAAAGTAATAAATCAAATGAAAAAGACGCCATATATAGACCAAAACACGGGTGATTATAACCTAAAGTTTAATCTTCAAAATATGATGGAAGACTTTTATTTACCTACTAGAGGAGGAAATAGTGGAACAAGTATAGATTCACTTGCAGGAATGGAATGGACAGGAACAGAAGATATTGAATATCTAAAAAATAGATTACTTGCTTCATTAAGAGTACCAAAAGCGTTTTTAGGTTATGAAGAAGGCGTTGATGGTAAAGCTACTCTTGCAGCACTAGATGTAAGATTTGCAAGAACAATTGAAAGAATTCAAAGAATAGTTGTAAGTGAGTTAACAAAAATTGGATTAGTACACCTATATACACAAGGGTATACTGATGAAGATTTAGTTGATTTTAGTTTATCATTAACAAATCCATCAACAATATATGAACAAGAAAAAATAGAATTATGGACGTCAAAAATCAATTTAGCCGATCAAATTCGTAGTAATAAGATGTTATCTGAAGACTGGATATACGAAAACATATATGGAATAGTTAAAGATAGTGTAAGTTCTGAAAGAGAAAAAGTTGTTGAAGATACTATAAATAAATATAGGCATGACATGATAGAACAAGAGGGTAAAGACCCAGCAAAAGAACCAACTGTACAAGAAGATATAAAAAGTAAAAATAGGGAAAGACTTAGATCTGCAAATGATACTAGAAAGACAAGAGATGGTGAATCAGATGCAGATGTCGGCAGACCTAAAGAAAACAATTACTACGGAACAGATAACGGAGCAAGAGGAAGAGATCCTCTTGGTAGAGAAAAAGTAAAGCGAGATACTAAAAATAAAGACCGTTCAATAAAAACTAAGTACAAAAATAGTAACCCATTGGCAAAAGAAATTGCAAATTCAATGGAATTATTCAAAAATAAAAAATCTATGTTGAGCGAGAAGGCTAATATGTTAGATGAGTCTAATTTATTGGATACCGACATAACATAAGGTTTGTTTTGATATATTTATATATGAATGTAAGGTATCGTACACAAAGGAGATATAATAGGTGGCAAAAAGCATAAAACACTCAAAGCTAAAAAACACTGGGGTACTGTTTGAATTATTAGTTAGGCAAATAACTACTGATACTTTAAACGGGACAAGTAATTCTCCTGCGTTAAAAATAGTAAAGGAATATTTTGGAAAAAATACTATCCTAGGTAAAGAATTAAATTTGTATAATTCATTGTCAAATGAAAAGTTTGTAAATATTCCAAGAGCTGAAAAGTTTTTGAATTTAGTATTATCTGAAAGAAAAAAGATTTCAAATCTTAATCTTAAGAGAAAAAAATACAATTTGATAAAGGAAATAAACAGGCAATATAGTCTAGAATCATTTTTTAGAACAAAAATATCTAATTATAAAATGAATGCTTCTATATATAGTTTATTTGAATCTATTAATAGTAAAAGCGTTAATAATCCAAAACACATAATGTTGTGTAAGGAAACTATAATAGAGCATGTTTCAAAAAGTAAACCAAAAACCTTACAGGAAAAGGTTGCAAAAGAATATTCTCAACAAGATAAAGATATGAGACTATTAAGCTATAAATTATTGTTAGAAAAATTTAATGAAAAATATGGCAAAGCACTTAATGACAAACAACAGTCATTATTGAGAGAATATATAAACTCAAATGGTTCTAGTATAGTAAAATATATGAATAAAGAAGCTAAAACTAATAGAAAAAAAATAGTGCAAGCTGCAAATAAAATTGATGATAAGATAACTTCTATAAAATTAAAAGAAGTGGCAAATCAATTAAAAAAGATAGAAAAATCAAATCGTACAAATGATAAGCATTTAACAACGATGATGAACTTGTACGAACTAATTGAGGAGTGTAAAAATGTCAATTAGTAAGCGATTAAAAGAAATAATAGACGAAATAACAGATGAAGAAGTAACAGAAGCTTCAACTACTGGTAATGTCGCTGGGTATCAAACCCCAAACGCTTTTTCGGGTAAAACTGGTAAAGATAAAAAGAAAGAAAAAGAAAACGCTGAAAATAGTACTGGATATAAAGTTGTAAAAGAAATATATGGTACCAATTATCCAACGTTTAAGAAAGAAGAATCAAAAAATTCTAGACAAAAAGTCAATGGAGCTATAAAAGAAATAAATAAGCGACTTTTTGAAATAGAAAGAATAATTGGAAGAGCTGCTAAACTTAAACAAGAGGCTGGTGTTTCTTCTGATAAGTATTGGAAATCAACTAAACCAAGGATGTCCAAAATAGCTGAAAGATTATTAAAGGTATCACATAAACTAAGAGAAATAGCTTCATAAAATAAACAGGGGAAAAAACAATGGGAAAATTTGTAAGACAAAGCGTTTATGGTTGGCAACAATTCAGAAACGATATTAAGAAAAAAGTACACATGTTTGAAGGTAAGGAATTCCAAGGATGGGACCTACCTATGCACGAACAAATGAGATTATATAGAATAGCAGAAGCAAGAATTGTTGAAACTGCAAACTATGCTAATTTTGCGGATAATAATCCAACAGCAAATGCAGCTGCAGGAGGTAAATCACTATACAAAGTTGCAAAGAAAAATATTTTTCATACAGCAACATTTAGATTTACAAACAATGGAAGTATTACAGGTTCAGGTGCAGCAATAAATAATAGTAGTAGTATTGGTGCAAACTATATAGATTTATATTCTGCAAGGGTTGGACAAGGCCAATTATCTACAAACGGTGGAAATAGTGGATACCAAGTAAGATTATCATTTGAAACAAGTAGTTTAAGTACAGCTGCACCTTTAGGTTCTGCACAATTTAGATTAACTGGTTCTGTTAACATGGATTTACAAGCAACTACAACTGCATCCGTATTAACTGAAATTAGAAACACTATAAATGATAAGTACTTAATGAATACTGCAGGAACTACAACAACAGCTAATAAGGCTAGTACATATTTCTCAGCTAGTACAGCTCTTCACGCCGCGAATGGAACCGTATTAACTATACAATCAGCATTTGAAGGAACAGTAAGAACACCTTGGACTACTAATCTAGCAGCAGGTACCGGATCCGTAACTACAACAGTTACAGGAGAAGATGTACTTTGTGGACCAGATAAAACTAGATGGTCATCAAGAGACCTTGGTCCAAATGACTTTCCAACTTTACGTAGATTAGAAGGTACTAATAACTAAGGGAATCAACCATGAATAAAAAACTTTTAATAGATTATACGAGCTTTGACATTTCCCCTCAAATGATTGTGGAATCTGAAAGAAAAAATAATGGTAGAGTTATTGTAACTGGGTGTTTACAAAGGGCTGACGCAAAAAACCAAAATGGAAGGGTTTATCCTCGAGAAATTTTAATGCGAGAGGTTAAAAACTACAAAAAAATAAACATTGCTGAAAGCAGAGCTTTAGGAGAATTAGATCACCCAGAATCAAGCGTTGTTAATTTACAAAATGTTTCCCATAATGTAAAAAATGTTTGGTGGAAAGGCGATGATGTGATGGGAGAGGTAGAAGTACTTGGAACCCCTGCAGGTAATATTCTTAAAGAATTATTAAAGGCTGGTGTAAAATTAGGTATAAGTTCTAGAGGTTTAGGCAGTGTAGAAGAACTTTACGAAGACGGCGATCAAATGGTTAAGGTTAAAGATGACTTTGAACTAATATGCTGGGACTTTGTTAGTAATCCTTCAACCCATGGAGCATTTATGCACCCAACTAATATGAACGAAAGTGTTAACAAAAATATAAAAACAAATAAATATAGCAAAATGAACAGCTTAATTTCAGATATTCTTTGCGAAATGACTGGTAAATGTGAAATACCAGCTATAGCTGATGATTCTTGTTGTGGAGGAAAATAATGGCAGGATTAGTAACTGATGAATTAAATAAGTTTGGACCATTTGGAAGATACAATGGTGTACAAATTGTAAGTAATAAATTTAGGGATTTTAGTTCAGGCTCTAGTGATTTAGGTGCATCAGCCTTTATGATATCTGGTTCTACTATTTTAGGTAGGGTTAAGTTAGCAAGAGGTGGAACAATAGAACTAGATGATTTAGCTATTGGTGTTGTTCATGAAATAGGATTAGCAGGTGCAGAATCAGATAATGCTACAACATTCATATTAGTACTACAAAGATAAGGAGACAATATAATGAAATTAAAGAAAATATTAAAAGAATCTAAGTTATCACCAGAACAAAAACAAGCATTTGTAGAGGCTGTTTCAAAATTCAATGAGTATGGTAATAGCATATACAGAGAAAACAATATAAAAGACGTTGTAGAAGCTATAAAAAGACTCTCTTCAGGTGCAGGAAATTATATTATGTCTGAAACAGAAAGTTGGTTTGACGGAGTAACTGTAAAAAGAGACGTTAAAGAAATAAATAACACATCGAAACTATTTGAAAAAGCTGCTTTAGAAATGGAATCTTTACAACAAAGACTTGAATCACTATATGAAGATCTTGGAGGCAAACTTGGTAGATATTACGAACTAGCTGAAAAACTTGATCCAGTTGGAAAAGAAGATGGTGATATAGATAATGACGGTGATGAAGATAAATCTGACGAATATTTAGCCAACAGGAGAAAAACAGTTTCAAAGGCTATAAAAAATGAAACTATATCTCCTAGAGTTGGTGGAAAGGCTGGACAACGTTGGGGAATAGCAACTGGAAAAAAGAATAATTCAGATAGCCCCATATGGAAAAAATGGTAATGGAGAAAATGGCAATGAAAAAATCAGCATTTAGAAAATTAGTAAAGGAAACAATACTTAATGTACTTAAAGAAAAGAAACAATCGCTAAACGAAAAGTTTCAGTCTAAAACTGCTAGTAAATTATACGGCAAATTAAAAGGCTCAGACGCAAAATTCTTTCAAGCATTTGCAAAATCATATGATGTAGATTGGGCAAACGCGCCAGAAGAAGCTTTCGGTAAAGGTCCGGACCCTAAACTAGTAAACTTCTTTTTTGTAAATAAAGATAAAAGAAATCCATTTGTAAAAAGTGGCTATTCGTGGGAAGGTACAATTAGACCAGGACTTATTGGTGTAACTAGAGGAAAAGAAAAGATCCACGTTAGTAGAGACAGATACGACAGAGGCACTGGTAAATCAACATATTCTGCTACTGGTGAAAAATCTAAAGGACGTAGTACTGGTTCCCCAATGGGAGGTAATACTGAAAACCTACACAACTATAAAAGGTTTGCAGAGGTTGCTGATGAAGTAATTACTATTGACCTTACTAAAATAGGTTCATCTGGTGGTAAAAAAGCTGATAGAGCAGCTGCAAAAGTAGGAGCAACTGCACTTATTGGTGCAAAAACAGTTGCCCAACAAAACAGAAGTAGATACGAAACAATACTAAGAGATAGATTAGCAAATTCTAGTCCAGGCGACCAAATAATTAAAATGGTAGATGCTGTGACAAAGATGTATAAAGCGTCTGTTGATAAACAATTAGACATGTTAAAAAAGAAAAAGGTTTCTTCTGGTTGGAATGATTCTGCTAGTAAAATTAATAGAGCTTATAGAGATATACTACAAGATTTTGAGTACTATTTACGAGCAGAAAATAGTGCAGTTAAAGGTGCAGACAGAGATAAAGCCAATAAGTTAAAGTCTGGTGATAAAGCCTCTTGGAGTGAAGAAAAATATTATCAAAAAGAAATGATTAAATATGCAAGAAGTATACAAAAATATTTCAAAACATTAAAGCTAGATCTTAAAAAAGTAGATGCAAGTAAAGACTATATCGATCTTAGATAAAAAATAACAAAAGTGAAATTAAGTGGCATATATTTTTATATGTCATTTTTTTTGTTTATATTAAAGTAATTAAACGTTTAACTAAAACAAATTTATGAGAAAAGATTTCAAAAAAGACCGTCCATATAACAGGGATGGCAAGTTCAAAAAATCAAACTTCAAAAGACATAGAAGAGAGGAATTTTTTGTACCAGGAAACGGCTTAGCCGTAAAAGTACCAGATAGTAATATTGGTACACTAGAAAAAGCCTTAAAATATTTAAAAAGGCAATTAAAAGATGATGATACTATGATGCGATTAAGAGCAAAAAGGTATTATGAAAAACCAACAGCTAAACGCAAAAGAGTAAAGGAGGCAGCTTATCGAGCCCAGTGGACGCTGGATAGACAAGCAGAAAGAGCCAATAAAGGCCACGTCTGGACCGCCATTATGGACGGCAAAGCTAGTTAATATTAAAGGGAACATTTTTGTTCCCTTTTTTTGTTTTTTGATATATTTGTATATATTTATATCTGTATTGGTCGAAAAATACCTTATCTCTTATATAAGCGTAAAAGACTATAAAACAAATATCTATTAAGATTCCTAATAATCTTATTCCAAAAATAAAAATATTGAGGAGAACAATTATGGCAAAATCAAACTTGCTAAAAGAAGCTATTGCTGACGCTAAGGCTGTCAGAGAAACAGCTATTGCAAATGCACGACTTGCTCTTGAAGAAGCGTTCACTCCAAAAATTCAATCTATGCTTTCTAGAAAAATAGAAGAAGAGACTGAAGAAGATGGAGACGAAATTGAAGAGCAATCTGACTCATCAAACATTGGAAGTGGCGACAATAAAGTCGACGTTGCTGATGGAAATGACGAAGAAAAATCTGAAACTGATACTGAATCAGGTGCCTATGGTACAGAGGATGAAAACAACACTGTTGTTAACAAACTCACTGAAGAAGAGGAAGAAGAAGAAACAATGGACGAAGGAGAAGAGGACGATGAAACTGAAACTGAAATGGCTAACATGGATGAAGAAGAAGAAGAAGACCTTGACCTAGAGGCTATTATTAGAGAACTTGAAGGCGAAGAAGGCGAAGAAGTTGAAGAAACTGAAGACGTTGAAGAAATGCATGACGAAGAAATGGAAGAAACTGAAGAAGATCCTACTGAAATGGCTTATGAGGCTGAAGAAGAAGAAACTACTGATGGAGAAGAAGAACTTGACTTAGACGAAATTATTAAATCTTTAAAAGAAGAAGATGATGACGAAGAAGTTAATGAATCTGAAGACGGTATGGAAGGTGAATCTGAAAAAGTTAGTGATTTAACAGAAAGATTAGAAGAAGCTTATAGTACTATTAAAACTATGAAATCTACTATAAATGAAGTTAATTTATTAAACGCAAAACTTTTATTCTCTAACAAGTTATTCAAATCGCATAACTTAACTGAAGGTCAGAAGATGAAAATCATTGAAACTTTCGACAGAGCAGTATCAACAAGAGAAGTTAAATTAGTTTACTCTACTTTAGCTGAATCTTTAAGTTCAGGTGCAAGCAAAAAGCGAACTATAAAGGAAAGCTTTGCTTCAAAAACTACACGATCTACTAAACCATCACGAAAAGTGATTGTAGAGGCAGATCAATTTACAAATCGAATGAAAAAATTGGCAGGTCTACTTTAGAACTGCAAGAAAATTAGGAGAAAATTAAAATGGCAAACATTTCAAATTTATTAAACTCTGCAAATACTACATATACTGACAAGCTTGAAGAAACAAGAGGGTTAGTAAATAAGTGGGATAAAACAGGTTTACTAGAAGGAATCGGACATGAGTATGAGAAATCAGGCATGGCTGTACTTTTAGAAAATCAAGCACGTCAGTTAATCGACGAGGCTAATAACACTTCAAGTGGTACTGCGAGTAAAGAACAATGGTCGGGCGTAGCTCTTCCATTAGTACGTAGAGTCTTCGGCGAAATCGCTGCAAAAGACTTCGTAAGCGTACAACCGATGAACTTACCATCTGGTCTAGTATTTTTCTTAGACTTTAAGTATGGTACGGACACAAATTCAAACTATGGTGGAGCTTATGCTGGCGATATCATGGGTAATACATCTAAGTCTAACTCAGACCCAGTTGGTGGATTATATGGTAATACACCTGCAGGAGGTGGTAGAGCTGGATATACTACTAAAATGAGAGACGTTACGGTTACTACTTTCGCATCTTCATCTGCAACTTGGAAAGATGTTGGCTTTAGTGCTGATCTTTCTGCATCTGTAGCTGCTGGTCAAGTAATTAAACAAGCAGTTGCTGTTTCATCTGTAACTGATGGTACATTTATACTGGATGAAACTGCAATTAGAAGTGCATATGTTGAAAGTTTACAAGGACAAACAGCTGCAATTTCTATGTCTGTAGACAGAAACTTAAATGCATATAACTTTGTTAATGGAACAACTGCAAACTTCTTTGTATCTGTTTCTGCTGCAACAGGTGGTGCTGGTCACTCAGAAAACGGTATTAAAGTTCATTTCATGGGAGCTACAACAGCTGACCAAAGAAACGACTTTGAAATGGTTGGTTCTAACGTTGATGCTTCACTAGACACTCAAGATGTTGGAATTCCACAAATTGATGTTGATTTAAGATCTGAAGCGATTGTTGCTAAGACTAGAAAGCTTAAAGCTGCATGGTCTCCAGAATTCGCACAAGACTTAAATGCATATCACTCAATTGACGCTGAAGCTGAATTAACTTCAATGTTATCTGAGTATATTTCAATGGAAATTGATCTTGAAATTTTAGATATGCTTCTTGCAAATGCAAATACAACTGACTACTGGTCGGCTGCATTAGGTGAAACATACAATGGTTCAGACGCTTTCTTAAGCCCAACGGCTGCAGAAGCTTATACACAATTCACATGGTTCCAAACTTTAGGTACTAAAATCCAAAAAGTTTCTAACAAGATTCACCAAAAAACTCTTAGAGGTGGTGCAAACTTCTTAGTAACTTCTCCAGAAGTTGCGACAATCCTAGAATCAATCCCAGGATATGCTGCAGATACTGATGGAAATGCAATGTCATTTGCAATGGGTGTACAAAAAGTTGGAGCATTAAACTCTAGATTTACTGTTTACAAAAACCCATACATGAAGGAAAATACTATCTTGATGGGCTTTAGAGGAACACAATTCTTGGAAACTGGAGCGGTTTACGCACCATATATTCCGTTAATTATGACTCCTTTAGTTTACGATCCTACAAACTTTACTCCACGTAAAGGTGTAATGACTCGTTATGCTAAGAAAATGGTAAGACCAGAATTTTATGGTAAGATCCATGTAGCAGGATTAAATAGAATCTAATATTTTATTTATATTTTTTGAAAGAAGGAGCTAAGAAATTAGCTCCTTTTTTTATGCTCTGATATTTATAGTAAATAACAATTAAATAATAGAGGTTAATATGGCAAAACAAAATATAGATAAAAATCCCCCAAAGGGATCTGTTAAATTCTCAATAACCCTATCAGAAGAACAAAAATCAGCAAAACAAGCAATGCTACACCATCCTTATAATTTTATAGTAGGAAAGGCAGGTAGTGGTAAAACTTTATTGGCCTGTCAAGTTGCTTTAGATATGTTTTTTAAGAGAATAATAAATAAAATTATAATAACAAGACCAACTGTATCTACAGAAGACAATGGGTTTTTACCTGGTTCAGAAAAAGAAAAAATGGAACCATGGTTAGTACCTATTAGATCTAATATGCGAAAGGTATATAATAAACCGCTTATATTAGATAAATTAGAAAAACAAGAATCAATAGAACTAGTTTCTCTAGCACACTTTAGAGGTAGAACATTTGAAAACAGTGTAGTAATAGTAGATGAGTTCCAAAACCTAACAAGATCTCAATTAAGAATGGCACTAGGCAGATTAGGTAAAGGTTCTACAATGATATTTTGTGGAGATAATCAACAAATAGATTTGAAAGATAAGAATTACTCAGCAATAGTAGATGTATCTAAGATAACAGAGTCCGAATATGTATATAAAAGAATACTACTGGATAACCACAGGCATCCAGCAATAGACAATGTATTTGAAATGCTAATGGGAATGTAAACTATTGCAAAAACAATAGATTTAGACAATAAAGCTGATATTTATATAAGAATAATTAAACTTAAGGGATAACTAATGGCAGCAGGTCAATATACTTTTACAATTGAGCAGGGATCAACCACAGACTTTGAAGTACAATACACAGACAACGACGGTAACCCTATAGACTTATCTCACCATGTAGCAAGAATGCAAATTAGAACAAGTATTGGTTCTAGTCCTCATATGACTTTATCTTCTAGCTTACATAATGATGGTACAGGATTAAATTTAAGTGGTTCAAAGCATTCATCAACGTATCCTAAACCGTTAGCGTCAGGTTCAATAGGAGTTTATATTTCAGCTGAAAGCTCTTCAAATTTTGATTTTTCAACAGCTGTTTATGATTTAGAAATAGCTTCTGCTAGTAGTGCAGATATATATGTAACCAGACTTTTAGAAGGCAAAATAAAATTATCTAAAAACGTAACATTAGGGAGCTATTGATATGAGTAATAAGGTAACGATAAACACAGGAAATATAAAGGTAGTAAGAGTAAGTTCTCCAGGCCCAAGAGGATTAACAGGGCCTGCGGGCACAGGAGTAGCTAATGGATTCTTAGCAGCAAATTCTATTGGTAATCCTTCAATACCAACAGGAAATACCTTTATACCGGCTGGATATAACGTATTACTTTATACATCAAATGCTAACCCATCTATCACTATTGCATTGGGAGTAGATTATACCATAAGTGCAGGAGCATCTGTTAGAATAGTTAATATGGATAATATTGGTAATTGATGAGAATAAATTAAAAAAATAAAATATATTTATATATAGAAAAAACGGAGTTAAATAATGAGCAATATAAACGTAAATACCATAACACCTTTAAGCGGTGTAACAGGAACAGTAAGCGTATCTGGATCTCTACTAGTGAGTGGATCTATTACTGCAAATGGCAACATAATACTAGGAGATTCTACAACAGACTCAGTTTCATTGGGTGCTGAAATAAGTTCTAGTATAATACCTGATGCTAATGATACATATGATTTAGGTTCAAGTACAAAACTATGGAATTCGTCTTATGTTAGTGCTTCATATATTAAAGAACTTAAATCAATTCCAGGAAGTTTAAGTATAGGTTCTTATACTCCATTTATTAAGTCATCTGGAAGTTTAATACCTTCTGCAGATGACAAGTTTGATTTAGGATTTACAAATTATGAATGGAGAAACTTATATGTTGATGGAACAGCATACATTGATACCTTGTCTGGAGGATCTATAACTGCTACTTCAGCTTCTATTAGTTATTTATCTGGATCAAGCCCTATAATAGTAGGAGCAGCAAT